GCGGCTGTCGCCATCGGTGAGGAACGTCTGCCGCTTGGCGTGGCCGCCGATGAAGACGGGGCCATAGTGGTCGTTCGAGGCGGTCGAGGTGTTGCCGTAGGAGCCGAAGTCGCCGGTGTGATCCGTGACAGTCGCGCCGTAGACCAGTTCCTCGCCATTGGCATAGTCGGCCTTGCCATGGCTGTAGTAGCCGCCGTTGCCGAGGTTACCCCAGAACTTCACCCAGGCATGGGAGCCGACGAGACCGCGGATCGACGGCCCGTAAAGCCAGCCAAGAGCGCCATCGGGGACGGTTGCCGTCGTCGACAGCAGGTCGGCCGCGACGAGCTGCGTGATGTGCTGCGCCTTGTTCTGGTCGATCCAGAGCACTGACGCACGCATGCTCGCCGCCGCGCCGGCCGACCACTCGCCGTGACCGGCGGTCGCCGCACCGTTCCAGAAGGCGACGCAGAAGCTCCCGTCGGCGATGTCCTCGTAGAAGACGAAATGCGTGGTCGAGCCGACCTGCTTGTTGGTCGCGCCAAGGCTGCCGGCAGAACCGGGCGTCCCGTATTCGTTGGGGATCCCGGAGGTCCAGGCGATCGGGCCCAGCCGCTTTGCCACCGACTGCCCGCCGATAGGCATGCCGAGACCGATCCCAATGGGCATCAGAGCATCCCGACAAGCGAGGTTGCCGTCGTCCCGGTCGCAGATATCTGGCGCGCCCGGATCGGCAGGATCGCCCCCTGAGGAACGCCGACGAATTTCACGCTCGCGCCGGAGCGCAACACGGCCACCACGTCGCCCCCGCCCCCGACATAGATCGCGCGGGTGACGTAGGAGAGATCGACGCCGTCCGTTGGCGTGATCGCGAAGGCATCATGAGCCGGCGCGTCCAGCCCGGTGGGGCTGTCGCTGTAGTTGTCGATGGCGGGCATGGTGTTCTCCTAGCCGACAGAGACTTCGGGAATCGGAATGAACGGCTCGCCGCCGAAGTTGGCGAGGTTGCCGAAGGCGATGCACGTCGCGGTGCTCTTGTCGCAGCCGGCCGTCACGGTGAACGTGTCGCCAAGCGCGATATCGAACGGGAACGGGTTGAGCAGCGAGAAGACCCCGCCCGCCCAGTTCGAGACCACGCGGCTGAAGCCGCTGTTCAGGCCGGACGTCATCTTGAGCGTCCCCAGCGTGTAGGTTCCCGAGCCGCCGGGCGCGGCCACGGTGGCCACGATGCTTGCCCGCGTACTTCCGGCCCCGGCAGCGCCAGACCCGGTGTAGTAGCCCGCGCTGAGGCCGCATCGGGCGTCGAACACCCGGTGGCGACAGCTCGACTGGTAGAGGTTCCTCGGCATGTTCTGGTTGAGGATCGACTTCCAGTCGTTGACGGTGACGATCGCCGCCGAATTGGAGCAGTCAACCGTGCCGACCAGCCCCCGGAAGATAGTGATCGTGCCAACCGGCGACAGGCCCTTCACGGGGATCGGCCAGGTGGGCATCGAGGCGAAGTAGGCCCGCAAGACGATCAGTTCGGCGTTGTCCAGTGCGCCGGAGCGCGCCGCCTGCAGCCACGGCACCGAACCGATCTTGTCCGGGAACGCGGCACCCGAGATGATGTCGACCGGCCGCGGGCTGACCTGAACCGACCACTGATCGGCATCTAGCCCGACCTTCCAATGGCCGGTGCTCTTGGAGGCTTCCGTGTCGACCAGACCCGGCGCCCAGGTGATGCCCGAGTACCAGAGGTTGCCCGACCCGTCGGCCTTCGGCGCATCCCAGATCGTATTGTTCGCCGCGGTGATCGGAAAGTCGGCCGTCGTGTAGAGCAGCAGGCCACCGCCGGCGAGGACGAAGGTGTAGAGGTCGGCATAGCAGAGCGGGGTTGCCCCGCCGGCTCCGTTGAGCAGCGAGACCAGGGCCGTCGAGGCCGTCTTCATGGGTTGATCTCGCTCGAGAACTTGACGCTCTTGGCTTCGGTCATGCCGACCATGAAGCTGGACAAGTCGAGCGAGTCCTCATCGAACCGGCACAGCCATTGGAAGGTGCCGTTCCAGACCAGCGCAGCGCCGTTGGCGGGCGCCGAGCCGAAGGTGACGACGCCTGTGGCGCCCAGCGTGTAGTCGGTGCCCTGCACCACCGGCGAGCCGGCAACTGTCATCGAGGTGATCGTCGGCAGGTACACCGGCTCGGTGAAGCCGCCCCGAGCTCGCACAAGCTGAAACGCCGTGGTGGTGCCATCGCCCTGCCCGAAGCCCTGCGCGGTCGCCGTATTGTCCTCGGCATCGGTGTAGCCGAAGCCGAGCCCGTCCATGGTCCGCGCCAGCCAGAAGGAGGCGAGCGTCTCCAGTTCGGCAAACGGGCCGTCTGGCCCAGTCCATGCCGCGCTGCGGAGGAACTCGTACTGCAACTCCCACGACCACCGGGGAATGGTGCGCAGCGGCAGGATGGTGCGTCGGCCGGAGATCGACTCCTGTCGCACCGTCTTGCTGGAGGGCGAGCGGACGACCGGCCAGTCGAGACCTGGCAGGGTCGGAAAGCTGGGAACGGTCATCAGTAGGCCGGCCTCAGCGATCGGTTGGCGTTGAACTGCCCAGAAACGGTCTTGGCGATATTGCCGCCGTGCGTCCGCAGGAAGTCGGCCACCCCGGCTGCATCGATCGCGTGGACGTGGAAATGCACCTCGCCGCCTGCACCGCCGCCAGCCTGCCCGCCCGCCAGCTTGGCAATGGCATCGCGGAACTGGCCGGATTCGAAACGCGGGATGATGGTCTCACCTTGGTGCGCCATGATCGGCATGTCGGCGGGCAGCCCCCACGTGCCCACGTCGAGCGAGGCCATCTGGGCGAGCACCGTCGCCTGGCCGGCGGCAGCCGGTCCAACTGCGGCCGGGCCCATGACCGGCGCCAGATTTGCCATGATGCCGGCGAACGTCGCGGCCGCGTCGCTCTGGATAGCCGCCATTGCAGCCGCGATACGGGTGGCTGTGGACGCCGCAGTACCTGATTGCTCGGCTGCCGTGCGAGCAGCGGTTTCGGCCTGGGTCACGGCCGTCATGCCAACCTGTTTGGCAATCCACTGTATGGCCAGTTTCTCGACCCACTCGATGCCCTGCTGGGCGAAGGAGAGCAGGATATTCGACAGGGCCTGCCCCCAAGTCGTCGTGCCCTTGATCAGCCCCATGATCTGGCTGTTGACGCTCGACACGATCGCGCCCATCGCCTGCGTCCAGGTGCGCTCAGTATCTTGCCCGATCTTCTGGATGGCCTTTCCGAGGTCCTGAAACTGCGTCTTGATCGCGTTCGTCCCGGTCGAAGCGCTTGGAACCGTCGGGAGCACCCCGGTCCCGCCAGACATGGCGGCCCGAAGCTCATCGGCGCGATCGCCAACGACAGGATCTATGGCGCTGTCGAGGATCGCATGCGCCTTGTCCCGCCACACCTCAAAGGTGGCCAGCAGGTTGTCGAGGGTCTTGTCGATGCTGTCGTGCATCGCGTTGAGGTCGGCCGCCAGTTCGGCGCGATGCTCATCGTCGAACATCTGCAGCCGGTACTTGTTCCACATATCGATGCGGATCATGATCTCCTCGATCGCGGCCTCGGCTACGGCCGCGAATTTGGTCACGTCCTCCATGAAGTTGATGATCACGTCGGCGACGCTGCCGAGCGCCGTCGCGATGTGCGGCGCGTCGATCGATTCCACAAACTTGGTCATCGAATCGAGAGCGGCATCGATGGCCGGCTTCAGCAGGGCGAAAATGCGCTCCCCCAGAGCGGTCACCGCGGTCTCGAACGTCGTGATCTTCTCTTTGGTCTCGGCAAAGGCCGACGCCATGGAGTTGGTCATCGACGCGCCGGTCGCCTCGAAGCTCTTCCGCAACTCCTCCCACCGCTCATTGGAGAGTGAGAGGATCGGCAGCAGCGTTTCTGCACCGTTGCGGATCAGCGCCTGAGCAAGCGCCGTCCTTTGCATTCCGGGCTCGAGGGTGGAAAACTTCTCCCGGAGCTGATCGAGCAGTTCAGGGAGCGGAAGCTTGGCCAGATCCCCGGCGTTGAGCCCCAGCTGCTTGAGCGCGGCGGCCGCTGGCGTGGCCTTGGTTCCAGCCTCCGACAGTTGCAGAGAGAGTCGCTCCAGGCTCCTGGTCATCCCTTCGGTATCGGTGCCGGTCTCGCGCGCGGCAAAGTCGAGAAACCCGACCTGCTCGGCAGTGATGCCGAAGATGTTGGCCAGCCGCTCGGTGCGCTCGCCGATCTCCGCCATCGAGTCGATGAACTCGAAAATTTCGCGGCCGACGAACGCAGTCTGAAGCGCGGCGCCCAGGTTGGTGACCGTCTCGGTGACGGAGTCGATGCGCTCCTTCAGACCGTCAATGGTTTCGAGCGCCTGCTTGACGCCCTCTTGCAGTCCTTCGAGCGAGGCACCAAAACGGACTTCGACGTCTTCCTCAGCCATCGGAGATCAACCTTGCGATTTTGGATTGCGGTTGGCGCGCTCGCCTGCCTGGCAGGATGCGGTCAGGCCGAACCGACGCTGGACGCGACCAGTCCGGAGACTTTGACAGCCAGCCTCAAGGCCATAAAGGCGACGCTGTCACCGGCAGACGCTGCAGCATTCGAGGATGACGTCACGGAGATCGCGATCAACGGAATGGGCGGACAAGCCGGTCTCGTTCAGGCAGCATCAGCGCCGCCGGCCGCACCGGGCCAGCTCGATCCGATGCTCGCTCAAATCCTGGGGAAGATCCGGGAACTTGAGCAGGGCAAGACTGGCCCCGAGATAATGGCCCTGGCGAAATCGGAAGGACTCGCGGCAGCCCGATGAACAGGAGACCCCGGTGCGCCGGGTACGCCACCCGTCGCCCTCGGTTGTGTCCAGTTTGCCAGTGTCTGGTTCGAGGGGGGCGACCGGCGATCATCTACCTGTTATTGATGTCTTTCTCGGCAACCCAATTTCGGGTTCATTGAGAAGGGGGCTTCGCAGTAAAATGGCCGGTGGTGACGAGGAGTACGAGACCAACGCGAAAACCGCGGTTGACGAGGCGCGCAGGCTGATCGCTTCAGTTGCCGATGCCTACGATGCGGATATCTATCTATATTCTGCACCAATTGATCACGACGGGTTCGGGAAGGTCGTCGGGTGCTACGATGGCAAGAATCGATCCAACGCGCTTTTGATTTTGACCACAAATGGTGGTCTCGCGAATTCTGCCTATAAGATCGCCCGATTCTTTCAGACCGAGTACGACGAGTTCATCCTCTTCATTCCGAGCTATTGCAAGAGCGCTGGAACGCTGATTGCGTGCGGCGCACATCGGCTGATAATGAACGCGTTTTCTGAATTGGGACCGCTAGACGTTCAACTATATGCGCGGGACGAGATTGGCTCGCGGCGATCCGGTCTTCTGAATCACTCGGCTTTCGAGGCGCTAAAGGAGGAGACCTTTTCGCTCTACGAGTCATTCATGCTCAACATTAAGCTGCGAAGCTATGATCGCATTAGCTTCTCATTGGCGTCCGAGGTTGCCGGCGACATGGCGGCGAAGCTCATGGCTCCTGTGTTCGAGCAAATCTCTCCGGAAGCTTTGGGAAGCGACTATCGCGATCTCCAGGTCGCCGTGGAGTACGGTCAGCGCTTGGCCTATCACGGGAACAACATACAGCCCGAATTCATTGACCACCTCACCAACGGCTTCCCTGCTCACGATTTCATAATCGATGCGTGGGAAGCTCGGGAGATGTTCGACAACGTCGAGGAACCGAGCCGCGAACTGTACGGGCTACTTTCCCTGGTGGGTTCGATGGTGTTTACTGAGGGTGAAATAGTGGCCTGCCTCACGGAGGCGGCGGGGAAGGATGATGATGAAGAACCAGAGCCGGACATGGACGATAGCGCAGAAGCAGATCTCGGAGGGGCTTATGAACCGCTCGAAGAAGGAGCAACGCCCCCAGAGCATGATTAAGCCCGTCACTGCTCCCACCCACGGTGACGCCATTGCCTCGCTAACCAAGAAGCGCCTTGAGCGCGTATTTGGTTGAAGGCGACCGCAACGTCCGCACGCCCACCGAGGCGCTCGGATTTTTGTTTTGAATCGAAACACCTCGCGGGCTGTCGCGACGGCTGTTTGCGAGGTGGGTGCCACCACCAACGGGGGAGGCCACCTTTCGCACGACGAAGGATGGCCACGGTTATCCCTGTCGCGCCCTATCCCTTCATGAACCCGTGAGGGAACATCGCCTTCAAGGAGGCAATGTCGGTGACGATAGGCCCGGCCGGCTCGGCCGCTATCGGCCTGGGGTTGATGCCAAGATACGCGGCGACCATAGCCTGGACCGTAGGGAAGCGGTTCCAGTGCCCATAGAGCAGGTTGACATCAGCGAGGGTGAATTCATCGATCTCCGACGGCGTGTAGCCGCCATCTGCCATCAGCCGGCCGCGGATGTCGTCGAGATCGAATCCACCCCCGCTTGGGCTTCCCCCGATGAGGCGGCCTTCTTCTCGAAGCCGTTGACTTCCATCAGCACGTTGAGCGCGTCGGCGACCTCATCGAGGCTGGCCGGCAGTTCATCGAGATCGACGTCGGGATAGTCCACCGAGAGGGCGATCTTGAGCACCTCGACCATCTTGTCGATCTCGCCCGCCACGTTCGCGACGTTGATGGAAGCGATGAGCGGGAGCGCCCGCTTGAGCTGCTTGAGCCGCATGGGCCCGGAGAGCGCGAAGCTGCGGCCGCCAAGGACAAAATCAGCCATCACGCCGCATCCGGGAAGTTCCACTGGCCGAGGTTGCCAGCGGCGTTGACGAAGCACTCGAAGTCGAACTCCGGCATCACGAAATCCTCCAACTTCGTGCCGAACGTGAACTTGCTCGAGACGCAGTTGTAGAGCTGCAGCGAGTAGCCGAGGTTTGTCGTCGGATCGAGGCCGTAGAGGGTGACACCGAAGCTCACGGTGGCGCCGAGCAGCGGGTTGTTCATCAGCAGCTTCTGGCCGGACGCGCTGATCGTGTAGTTGTAGCTGATCAGCACCGCCGCATTGGCGTCCGCCGCCGCAAAGGTATAGACGCCCGCGGCGACCGAATACTGCCCGGCGCTTGGCCCGGACGCCACGCGCTTCAACGGCAGGCCGGTGCCGGCATAAAGCACGCCAAGGTCGTTCTGCCAGTTGGCCGAGTTGGCGACCGTGATCGTGTAGGTCGACACGCCTGGCACCGAGCCGGCTTCGCCATAGACCGTCGCCAGCTGCCCGGTGACCAGCGAGACGCCATAGTAGAGGCTGGCCATGGCAAGGCCGCTGATCTTGGCCGCCTTGGCCTTGCCGGTCGTCTTGATGGTGCCGGCGCCGACGGCGACCGCGCGGCGGTTCTGGCCGAACAGCGACTTGAGCGTCGCCGTGTCGTCGATGGTGACCTCCTGAACGAGGCCGAAATTTACCGGGGTGGGGTTGGCACCCGAAGGGGTGCCGATCAGCACACCCGAGCCGAAGGCGAACATCGATCAGGACTCCTTGTTGAGGCGCCGCTTCAGCTCTTCCTTGGCGGCATAGACTGCGTTGTAGGCGCCGGTGTACCGGCCGACTTCGGTCCCCTGGACGCACTCGGCGAACCAGAGGTCGATGATGCGGTCCGTCTTGGAGGGCTCAGGAGCGGCGGCAACCGGTGCAGGCTCGGCGACAGCGGCCGGAGCAGCGGCAGGCGCCACGGGCGCTGCCGCGGACACGACTGGGCTGTCGGCCGACAGCGGCGCCGTTTCGGGATCGGGCATGATGCGTGGCTCCTAAGGCAGAGTGATCTTGATGGGCAGGACGATCACACCGTCATCGTCGATGTCGCCGGGATCGCTGATGATGTCGCCCTCGATGCGGGCATATTCGCAGGTGCCGCCGAGCGTGCACTTTCCGGTCAGCACTTCCGGCGCCAGGGCGGCGTCGATCGCGTCCTTGATTTGGTTCATCTGAGTCGAGCGAGCGATGCTGTGGTCTGAGGAGTCGAGATAGATGAACAGCCGTGCCTCGATGGTGCGCGCCGCGTAGGCGCTCGCCGTCCACTTGTAGGCGTCCTTGCCGCCCTCGAACTGGTAGAAGGCCGGTCGCTCCTCCTTGGGGCTGGCGTCCCACAGCACGAGCCGGCGCGAGGGGACGTTTCCCCACGAATAGGCCGCGCTGACCTTGGAGAAGAGCGCGGCAAAGGCGGCCTCGCGCGTTCTCACAGCCCGGCCTCCTTGAGCGCGGCTTCCTTGTAGCCCGAGACGATTTCCTCGCGCATATCGGCGAGGGACGAGCGCATGAACGATCGCTGGGGAATAGTGACGTCGTGGGCTTTGGTGCGCATGGCGAACACGTCCCCGCCGGGCGTGGCGAAGTGAAGCGCTTTTGCCTTCACCGGCACGATCTCGGGAATGTGGACGGTGCCTCCGTACTCATGGATGCGGCCGTATTTGACGTCGCCCGACGAAGCGACCCTGCCCTCGACCGAGGTTGCCGTGTCCGCCTGATCGGAGAAGATCGAACGCCGCAGATTGCCCGTCCTGACGTTCAGGACGTCGCCGGAGAGCTTCTGCTCCACCTTGGCCTCGAGCAGCAGCCGCAGGACGGTGGTCTTCCTGACCAGTGCCGAATGCAGCTTCTCCGACATGCCCGACAGGCGGGCGCGGATGCGGCTGTCGTCGACCTCGACGCTGAACTCGCTCATACCGGCGTCACGTTCACGAAGGACGCCAGCATCGCCTTCACCCGGGTGGTGAGCATGTTGGACGTGTAGGTGATGGTTTCCTGCCCCGCGAGCGACTTGGACTGGATGCCGATGCGGTCCCTCGACTTGAACTCGTCGCCCAGCGCCTGAAGGCAGGCTTGCCTGACGTCGGCCGGGACATAGCCGTAGGAGATCAGGACCGGAGCCCCAGCGTCTGCGGCAGCGAAGGTGTAGACCCCGGTCGCGCTGACGCTGTACTGCCCCACCGCCGGGCCGCTGGCGACCTTCACCAGAGCGGTGCCGTTGGCGTAGGTGACGCCTTGGTCGGAGCCCCAGTTTCCCCAGGGCTGCAGGGTCGTGACCTGGTACGGAGTGCCGGGCACGGTCCAAGCCTCGCCGGTCACCTGGTAGCCGGCGCTGTAGACCACCGTCACGTTCGAGAACCCGCGCCGGAAATATTGGCTGGTCAGGGTGAGGCGCTGGATGTGGCCCGGCGGATAGGGATCGGCCGCGTCAAGGATGTAGCCGGTGCCGAACGGCGGACTCGAGCAGGCCGCAATGGTCGATCCGTCGACCATTAGGCTGGAGATCGAGTTGACCGGAAACTCCTTCAGCATCATGCGCTGCGTGCCGCTGCCGTCCCGGACCTCCGTCCGCTGCATGGGGAGCAGATACGAGCGGTTGAGGTATTCGAGGATCGACCGGCTCACCGCCGTAATCAGCCCGGCGAGGAGCGTATCGCTCGTGGTGTTGTTGATCCCCAGCCACGCCTTCGCGTCATTGAGCGAGCAGAGGTCGGCTGGGGACGGCATGGGTCAGCCTCAGGTGGCGGGCGCCGCGGGGGCGGCAGCAGCCGGAGCCGCCTGTGTTGCGGCGGATACTGGCGCGGCGGGCGCCACCGGGGCCGGCGCCGGCTCAGGAGCGGGAGGAACCACGGGAGCGGCGGGAGCCGGTTCGGCGGCCGGCGCAATGGTCGCAGCGGGGGCCGAAGCGTCCCGGGCAACGACACGCAGCTGCTCGTTGGTGATCGGCAGCGCCACGGCGACGCCCTTGGCCTTGATGAACGCGAACAGCTCGTTGCGGCTCATCGTGCCGATATCGTCGCTCGGCTCGGAATTGGGATCGTCTGCCGGATCGGGCGCGACGGAAAAGCCCATGTCCGCCAGCGCGGCGACATGCTCGGGCTTCACGGACACCAGACCGTTGGACACGGCATATTCGAAACCGCCGACCGAAACGCTGGTGACGCCGACGGGGCCGGAAAGGTTGATCATCGGAAAGCTCCGTGGGTTGGATAGACGCCCGGCGGCGATGACCGCCGCCGGATCGTGCCGGCCGAGGTCAGCCGTTGGCGATGTTGGTGATGATGCCGAGGGACGGGGTGAAATAGTGCTGCAGCACCTCGTCGGCGTAGACGCCCTGCTCGTACTTACGCGAGCGGAGCGGCCAGGCGATGTTGTAGTAGTCCTGGCGGGTGCGGATCTGCATCACGTTGCCGACGTTCGACAGCGGGTAAGGCAGCTTGTTGGTGGTGAACAGGATCGTGCCCGCCGGCATGTTGGGATGCACCTTGATGTCGATCACCGACCCGCCCGCCATCGAGAAGCGGTTGAGGTAGGTGCGGACCATGATGCCGCCGCCGAGGGCCGACTGCTCGCTCTCGAAGACGAAGCGCTGCGCGGCAGTGGCGCTGCCGGCGAGAATCTTCTTCGAGATGTTCAGCGCTTCCTGGCTGTTCACCCAGATCGTGTCGGGCGACAGGCGGTAGTTGTCCCAGAAGGACTTCAGCGCCGTATCGATCTCGACGATGCCGCCTGCCCCATCGGACGTCAGCGCGGTGCCGGTGCCCAGCGTGCCTACCGGCTGCGAGGCAAAGTAGGAGTTGCTGCCGGACTTCGCGGCCAGGGACAGCAGGCCATCGAACACCAGGGCATTGGACGAATAGTCGGTGGTGCCGAGCGACAGCGCGGTCTGCGTGCCAGCCGCAGCGGCGGTGATGACCACCGAGTTGATCGTGGTGATCGCGCCGAGCTTTTCGGAGCCGGCCGAGCCCCAGAACCACGCATAGGCGACGGCGCCTTTGACCACCGCAACCTTGGCAGTCACCGAGCCCGCGCCGCTGCCGCCGGAGACCGTGGCGGTGGCATTGGCAGACTGCTGCGCGGCACCGCCGCCAAAGGTATCGGTCGACGCATCCGCATTGGTGCGGGTGATCTGCGCCTGGATACCGCCGGCGACGGAGCCATTGAGGTAGCCGTCGAGGGTGAGCGCGACACAGATCACCGAGTAGGTGGCGTCGGCCAGCGCACCGCCGGATGCAACGCCGGCCACGGTCGGGGTTGGCGTGGTGCCGAGATTGACCGAGCCGTTGCCACCGAGAATGATCTGCTCCTCGCCGATCATGGTGGCTTCGAGCAGCGTCTTGGCCGCAATGGCGCGGATATCGTCGAATTCCTGCCCAGCGTACTGCGCCTCGAAGTCGACGTTGCCTTCGAGGCCGATGCCCTTATAGGACGCGGTGTAGTCCTGGGTGGTGACAGCCATCACGCCGCCGCGGTTGCCACCGGACACGCCGAGGCGGATGCCCGACGTGTTGACGCCGGTAACGCCGCGCCAGTTGGCCTGAATGCCGCCCTTGCCGGAAACGCGCGGAATGACGTTCCGCAGCGGGGTCAGGACCGGGTACAGGAACTTGGCGCCGGCCTCGAGGTCGTAATAGGTGAGACCGGAAATCGCCGACGCGCTCTGCGCAAAGGTGCTCTTCTCGAGCATCTTGGCGAGGATCGGGTCGCCGGCCATCGGGGATTCGAACGCCTTGCGGAAGGCGTCCAGGGTCGCCTGGGCAAGCCCGGGATCGTGGGCAGTCATGGAATTGCTCCGAATGAAAAAGGGCCCGCTACGGGGGCCTGCGTGGGAGGACGGGTGCGCTTGCCTAAGGCGCGTGAGGCGGTCGCCGTCTCCGGTCGAGCAAAGTCATGGGCACCGTCTCCGGGCCCGAATGGTGGCTATTGGGCGGGGACGTCCCGCTTCGTTTCGAGGCCCGGCAGACCGCGATACGGATTGCCGAAGGACTGCTTGATCAGCTCCACCGCCACGGCATTGGCGTCGCCGGTTTCGGCCGCCTTGCGAACGGCGGTCACGGACTCGTCCTCCTTGCTGACGACCTGAAGCTGGACCGGGCCGCCGAGCAGTGGCTGCTTCTTCAGCATGTCCACCTCGGTGCGCAGCTCGGTGATGGTTTTGCCGGCATCGGCCATCATGCCGATGGCCTTTTCCATTGACGCCTTCAGGTCGGCGTTGTCGGCGAGGACCTTCGTGAGGTCCGCCGCCTTGGAGAGGTCGGGGGCGGCCGATTTGTCCATGCCGCAGTCGGCGCCCAGCTTCACCAGCGCGTCGTGCGCCGCCTGCAGGGTCGCCTTGTCCGTCTTGCTGTGACGGGCACCGGCCTTCATCAGCTCGAGCACGGGCGCATAGCGCTCCATGGCCTCGGCGGATTCCTCGTCCGACGTGCTCGACAGGATCGCGTCGAGCGCCTCGGCAACGATATCGCCAAATTCCACCAGCAGTGCGCCGAACCGGGTCTTGAGATCGTCGCTGGCGGAGATCGCGCCCCCAAAATCCCAATAGGTGTCCTGTTCGAAGCCTTCCTCGGCATCGCTGATGGCGGCGAGCAGCTGGACCAGGTTGGCGACGCCATAGAGGCTGATCGCCTTTTCGACGGTCGCACCGGCTGCCTTGGCCGCGTCGTCCTTCTTGGTGCTGCCCGGCCAGTCGGCGGGCAGCATGTCGGTCATCTTCAGCGCCTTGGCCCGCTTGATGATGTGGCGCTTGGTGGCCGCCTTGTTCTTCGCCCGGCCGTAGGACTCGATCGCGTCACCGAGGCTCTTCTTGTCGTCGATCGGATAGGAGCCGTCCTTCATGGCGACGCCTTCCTTGGCCTCTTCCTTACGGCCATCGGTCGACAGGTCGGCCTTGCCCAGCGCCGCGGCGAGCGCGGCGGTGGCGTCGTCGAGGGGCTTGGCCGGCGAACTGACCTTGGCCAACTCCTCGTTGTGCTTGACGGCGTCGGCCTTGAGCTTGAACGTCTGGCCGTCCTTGGACTTCCACACCTGCTCCACTTCGGAGCGGGGATCCTCGACGGGCTCGGAGACCTTTTCGGCTTCGACCTTCGGCGCCACGACAACGGCCTTAGCCAGTTCGGCGCCGGCCGCCTCGATATGGTCTGGCCATTTGGTCTCGTCCCCGGCGGCCTTCGCCAGTTCCTTCGCCTTGGCCGCGATCTCGTCGTTGGTGGGCACCTTGGGCGCAACAGTCGCGAACGCCTTCTGCACCACGGCACCGTCCGCCTTGATCATCTCAAACGTCGCCGTGGGGAGGCAAGGGACGTCGACCAGTGAAACTTCGATCGGCTCGGCGATGTACCGCTGAAGGCCTTCGTCGTCCTTCCAGCGCTTCACGTAGGAGCCGCCCTGGCTGAAGCCGGTGTAGACACCTTCCTCGACCTTGTTCCACTCGGCATCGTCGACGACCTTGGCGCAGATTTCGATCTGCTTCTGATCGTCGTTGAAGTTGATCTCGGTGACCTTGCCGGCCGCGACCTTGCCGTGCATCGCGCGGAGGTTGCCCAGGCTCTTGCCGTCGGACGCCTTGGCGATTTCGCCGGACCACTTCTCGTAGAGCGGCTTGGTGCCGGCGTAGTCGCAGATTTCGCCGGAGCGATCCTTCACCTCGGCCGTGGCGACGCCGTAGACGAGCCGCTTGGCGGCATCCACCTTGGTGATCGGAATGAACATCTGAAGGTCAGTCAAAGCCGTTTTCCTTTGCGAAAACAGTTGCGTAGGGCCGATCAGTCTCGGTACGCCCACGTGTCCGCCGACGCTTCAATGGAGCGACCGGTCGAGAGGGTGATGCGAAAAGGCGGCGGCGACTGCTGGCTCCCCGGCTCAGACACGCCCGCCGCGGCGACGGATTGATAGCCGGCCACCTTGGACTGGTAGTGGATCACCATGTCGCGATAACAAGAGTCGCTGGCCTGCTCTTGCGTGAGGTTTCGGCCGAGGCGAATTCCAAGCTCCGCCAGTTGCTTGAGTAGCGATTGGAGTGAAGTGCGTCCAAAGCCAGGCACCCTCAAAAGATGCGCGGCGCTGACTTCGGCAAAGTCCTTCAATTCCCACACGCAGACACTTTTCAGAGCGGCCATTGCCGATGGCCTCAGGCAGATCGCATCGTCGATGAGCGTATCCGGCGTCATTTGGGAACTCACTCTTCACCATCCTCGCCAACCACCGGGATCAACACGCACCTGCACCGCGGATGGGCAAGCGGGGCGTCATCCCCGCTCGGGAACACGTCATCGAGATCGATCGGGCCAGCGTCGGCATTGTCGGCGCATTCATCGTCGACATCTTCGTCGGCAAGGAGCCACGCCTTCTTGACGGTCACGCCGGCATCCGCCGCGGCCTTGTAGCCGACCAGCGCGCCCTGGCTGTTCGCGTTGGCGATCTCGGTGTTGGCGATCAGCAGCGAACGCTCCATCGAGAAGGCGCCGAGCGCCTCAATGCTCTCTGCGATCTCGTCCGACGACAGCCCTTCGGCCGTTCCATCGGCGATCGCCTGGCGCACCAGTTCGCGTGTCGTGTCGCTGACCGAGGTCACCAGGTCGGCAGCATGATCCTGCGACCAGGCCACAGCCCGATCGTTGATCTGCTCGAACATGTCCTGATCCGCGCCGATCTGGGCGAATGCCAGCGAGCCGGAGTCGCTCGCCACAGTGGCCAGCTGTTGGGCGAAGTCCGCGCTTTCCGACGAGGTTAGTGAAAAATCGAGGCTGGCGACGTAGCCATCGGCGGTCTGGCGATCGTCCTCAGATGCCTTGAACAGCGTAGCCCGGATTCCGCTTGCCACGGCTTTGGCCTGACGGTCGAAGACCCCGTTCCAGATCCTGGCCGCCGCGTTCGCCGCGCGCCGCGTGTTCCGGCGCGGGTAGGCTATCGGCCCCAGCGCCCGTTTGGTGAAAGGGACGTAGGCTGCTTCGCCTACCTCCTTCTCAAGCCTCTCGGGACGAACGAATAGCCCGTAGCGCGCTAACTCGCCTTCGATCTCATCCAGCGGAAAACGGCCAAACTTTTCGACTGACGGCTCCTTGATCTTGTCGAGCAAGTCACCGAGAGTTTGGGCCTCCAGATGCTGTACGCACGCCCAGCTCAGCTTCGATAGTTTCGGCTGCAGAACGCTCACCGGCAATGCTCGGTTGGTGTCCGTTGGCATCTGCAGCTTCTCGATGCCGTTCTTCGGGCCCGTGGAGGCGCTGCCAGTAGCAGGCTTGCCCTCCGGCGCGTCTTCCTTCGGCTTGGCCTGTGCGGCCGCCAGGGTGGCCTCAGTGTTGGCCTGCTGCGCTTCCATCTGGGCGGCGTAGGCGTCGATCGGCACATAGCCGGTCTGGGTGAGCACCATCAGCGTGCTGGCAGCAGGATTGGCGTCTGCTTCGAGCCCCAGCTTGTCGCGGAGTTCGTTAAGCGTAATGCCGCCTTTGGTCGCGTAGCCGGTAAGGACCGTCTCCTGATCGACCGGGTTTGTCTCGTCCTCTTCGGCCCATTCGAACTCGAGATCAGGCGCGTTGAATTCGGACGCGATGACGAAGTCGATCATCTGCTTGACCCAGTGCTGGGTCGGGGCGAGGCCTTCCTCTAGCGAGGCCTCCTTGGCGGTCTGGGCCGTGGCCCGGTTCATCATCGAGACGAAGGGCTGCGGATTGATCGAAAAGGCGTAGCAGACCACACGGGCCAGCCATTCGTCGAAGACGCCCTTCAGTTCGGGCTCCTTCGTCGCCTTGATGTCCATCCCGCCCGGGACGAACTTGGCGTGCCGGCGCGCGCCCGTATTGCCTTCGAGGACCGAGTCCCACCACTCCTGGAAGCTCTTGATGTGGTCGGGCGTCCAGCTTTCCGGCACCCCGATGAACGCCTCTGGAATGTTCCCCTCGGTGAAATACTGCAGGGTGAAGATCTGGCGGCGCAGAGCGGTGTTGACCGTGAGGATGATCTGCTCGACCGGGCTGTAGCCGTACACCCGATTGGTCCGCATGTTGCGCGGCCGATAGATCAGTTCGCCGGCCGGAAAGCGCTTCGCCTGGCCGTTGACCGTCCGATTGCCGACGGCGCCTTGGCCAAGCATGGCCATGAACATGTCCCGGTTCGGCGTCATGTAGTCGACAGCGGGAAGCCCCTTCAGCACCTGCTGATAGGCAGGCGACGGCGGCGCCGGCGTCCTGCCGTAGGCGTCGATGACGCGCTTGATCGTGCCCCCATCGATGGGCTCAAGGGCATAGAGGTCCCCTGCCCGCGTGCGACGGACGAACATCGCCGGCGCATCGAGGACGAACATGTCCTCGAGCAGCATCCGCAGCCAGGCATCCCACGCGTTGACCTTGTCGGGGAACCGGAAGAACGCATCGATCGCCTCGGCACGCGGATCGGACTTCTGGTCCGCCTGCTTGCCCTTGGTCTTCTTGCGCGGCTTGATGGCCCATTCCAGCCGCGCCATCTGGTCCTTGCGGGTCTCGATTACGAGCCGAAGGATGTCATAGGCGTCGGCCAAAGCCCGCAGTTCGGCGAACTTGACGACGTCATAGGAGCGAGGCTGAACGGTGAGGTTGTAGCCCGACGGGAAGTCAAGTTGACGCCCCGCCACCTCTGGCGGAGCGCTGGGCTTCTGAGGGTTGAGCGGCGAGAACCAGTCGGCGCCGGTGTGGGTGATGATGCCGGCGTCTTCATTGCCGCCAGCCGCGCTCACGGCCTGCTGATCGACGGGCGAAACTACCCCGCCCGCGTCACGCTGGGCCATTGCTCAGTGTCCCCCGAGGGCGTTAGCCGGCGAAGCTGTAGGAGTAGACGAACTCGAAATCGACGAGGCCGTTGGCACTGGGCGCCGTGGTCGGGGCGATGGTGCGCGCCACCGCATCCACGGTCGCCGTCGAGGCGACGTCGTCCGCCGCGGTGTTGGACGTGCCGAGCACCTTAGTGATCTTGGTCGCCTTGACGATCGCGAAGTCGACCACGCCCGGGCAGCTGGGAATGCCGAAGTCGTTCGACACGCCGATGCCGAGGGTGTTGCCGGTGCCCGAGCCGTTCGCGGCATAGGCCGCCACGGTGCCCGAGGTCAGCGAGGAATAGGCGTACTTCGACTTGTAGGTCGCCGACGCGCCGGCCGTGACCAGCGACACCACTTCGGTGACCGCGTTGCCATCCTGATCGATGCCGACCAGCGTGAGGGTACCGGCCGTGATGTCGGTGGTGCCGCCGGTGCCGAGGATGACGCGAATCTGGAGCTTGCGGGCATGCGGCGGCTGGGCGGCGATGGTGATCGCGCCGTTGGCCGGCGTCGCAGCGGCCTTGATGGAGATGAGGTCGGCCGGCAGCGGCGAGTTGAGGCTGACCTTCTCGACCACGGTGCTGAACTGCCAGAAGCCCGCCTGGATCAGCGGCAGCACATCGAGCTGGTTGACGTTGCTGATCGTACCGTCGGAAGCGATGGTGTAGTTCAGCCCGGAGCGGCCCTGCACAAGGCCGGTAACGCCCGCCGGGGCAATCATCTTGATGGCCATTGCGGGCCTCCTATTGTTGAGGGTGGTTGGTGAAGCCTGCCTGGCGCAGCGATGCCGCGTCGGACGGATTGATGACGATGCTGCCGTCCTCGCCCGGGCTGATCTTGCGGCCGTCGGCGAGGTAGATCGTGTTTGTGCCTGGGGGCGCGTAAAGGCGAAGGCCGCCGTTGTCGGGAGTGGGTAGAGCCGCCGGCTCCCGAGCCTTCGCAGCGTGCTCAGCCTGCTCTTTCATGAAGTCGAACATCCCCTGCCCCGGGATCAGATCGACCATCAGCTCAGTGAGCGCCCACACCCTTGCATCGAGCCTGTCCGGCGATGCAGTCCCGGCCAGCGGCTGCCATTCGCAGAGCTGATCCTCGAGCGCGGGGAACGTCCCGGCATGATGAACTTTGTGCTGCTCATCGAGCGCGGCGATCGGCTCCGCTCGTGCCTGCTTGCCGCGGCTGGCGTGCACTGCCCGGTAGGCCACTTCGCCAGATGAACGCGCCCCTTCGAGCTTCATTGCCTTGGCCGTCAGGGAGATGGTCTGCCCGATCCATTCCCCACCGTTGTTGACCTCGCCGACGATCCTGTCGGCCTGCCAGTCGTCATAGGCCTGTATGGCACGCCGAGCGGCTTGGTCCGGCGAAAGACGGTCGCTGAGGTCGGCAAGAATGACGCCGTGG